TTAAATGGTTCTTGTATAAAACCACCAAACGGTGTTTCTAGATATGCAGTTACAACACCTGATACACTTGTTTCAACAGAGTTAATACCAACTCCATTTGAGTTGTTAATTGCAACAATTCTATGAGTAAGTGAATCTAATCCATTAACTGGTGCAATAACTTGAACATCAGAAATTGTTTGATTAGGACTAATAGGTTGTAATGATGAGTCATCGACCACCTGATTAGATATTGGATTATATACTAATAAATTTGGAGCACTTGAATAATTCTTTCCTCCACTTACAATTGAAACTCCTGTAATAACATCTAAATTATCGATATTAACAACTGGTGGCACAAATGCCTCTGGACTCAATGTTTTATCGGATGAATATTCATATCCAAAATCAACTATTCTTACCTTTTTAATTTTACCAACTGTTTTAGATGATGTTTTTAGATTAGCTCCTGCTCCATTTGCACTAATAACAGTATTAAATTTGGGTAGTTTTTTATAATTAAATCCTGATGATATAATTTTAAAGTCTTTTATTTCACCATGAACATTTTTAGATTGTGTTGAATATTGTAATTTTTCACAATCAATTTCTGAATATCTTAAAAATTCTGGAACTTTTGGTGAGAAATTAAATGTTTCTGATGTTACTCCAGAAATTTTGTATTGACCACTATATGTACTATCGACAAATAAGATTTCATTATGATTAATAACATCAGTATCAGAAGTGCTTATAAATCCACCCTTTGTTAAACCATAATATAATTTGCTTGGAGAAGATGAAGTGCTTTGTACTGATAAAGTAGCACCATAAAATGGTCTATCAGGTGAAGTACCGATACCAATTGTACCTACACCTATCACATTAAAGTTTGTAGAGTCTTGAGAACTTAAATATTCATTCGTGAGTTCCTTATCATAGAATATTTTAAAGTCAAAATCAGATAATGTGGTGCTTGATAATCCAAAAGTAAGTTTTTGGTTTTTAACCACTCTAATTTGAGGATTTATTGGTGCAATTGATTGATTTGCTCCACCCGTATTCGCTGTAATAGCAACAGTTCTAACGGGTCTTACACTGACATCAGATAGTGTTTCACCTAATTGAAGATATCTATCACTAACTTTATAGACAAAATATGTTCCAGTAGATAATCCTGTTGCTCCTCCTTCATAGAAAACTTTGTCTCCTGTCTTAAATCCATGATTATCAATATCTAAACGATTTGTTTCAACATCAGATGCAGCAAATGTTATTGGATTTACTACTAATTTTTCAAATTCAGAGTTATATCTAATTGAAACTGGAACAGTAGTACCAATCCCAACTGATAAATTGGGAACCACATCCATATTAACTATGTCACCATTCTTCAAATTATGTGTTGTTGTTTCAGCAACACCTATTTTTGTGGTTACAGTACTAATTACTTTATCAACATCAGCAGTTACTTGCTCATAATTAGATGTAAAATTATATAATCCTGATCCAATACCTGCAATACCATTACCCAAGAAAAATAAACCATCACTTGTATTTGCAACTCCTGCTCTAGTTGTTACAATTCCAATATAATTTTCATCCTTTTTAATTACAAACACATCTGTTGATGTGGATCCTGAGAATGGTAACTCAAATGAACCAGATGAACTATTATTAGGAGATACGTCAAACTCAGCATTAGACACGTTTGGTCTTGTCAAAGTTACTTTTTGACCAGTAACAAAAGGATGATCTGGAAGATATATTGCCCTCTCTGGTATTGAAATAGATGTCGTAGTTTCGCCAACAACATAATTTACGGTTGATCCGACACCATCAGTTCCAACTCCTACAGATTGAACACCGTTAAAATAAACAACGTCATTTATTCTCGAATCAAATTTAGTAGTTTTTACTGGAATAGTAAATCGGTTATTTAAAATATCTACTTGAGAACCAAATGTATGTGCTACACCAGTATTTCTAAAGACTCTTATGATTTTTTGTGTGTTATACAGATTTAATACTTGTAAGGTCTCAGTAGAATTGCCAACACCTATTCTTAATGATCCACCAATTGAAACTGTATTAGGAATCTTATTAACAAAAATATCTTGCACAATTCCATTAGCATTTCCAACTGTCATAGATTTACCAAGTGAAACCGTATCTGTGCTCACTCCTACTACAAATGAATTTGTTAGATTAGGAATAGATGTGCTTAGACCAGAAATAAAGACAGAATCCTCGTTGTTAAGTTCAAGGGTTGGAAGGTAATTTACTTGAACCTCATCTCCATTATTCCAAGTAAGAATAGCGTTGTTGAACCTTGTTAATGATGTTTCAATTGTTGATATCCCAAGACCAACGATCTCAGAGACTTGAGCACTAAATCCAGTTCCATTTGTATCAGTATTATCAAATGATGTAATATCACCAACTTTATAGTTACTACCACCGTCTAGTATAATGATATCATCAATAGATCCCTTAGTAACTGATTCAATTTCTGATAATTGTCTTATAGTTTCATTTGACTCTTCAATAAAATCATTATCAGCAAATTCTTCTCCTACATTATAGGGTTTTGTATTTCTAATTAGATTGGAGTTATTAAAATCAAAATCATGATCAAGGATTAAATTATCATTAATAATAGGTGATCTATAACTATTTCCAATATAATATGGATATACACCCTCTAATTTATTTGTATTTGTCCCTAATCCAACGGTAGCAAAATATGCATAGATTCCATTTGGAAACTCAGGTGTTTTACCAAATCTACCGTTGTGAATATCTAAATCACCACTTTCATCAAAAATATAATCATCAACAAAAAATCCTTCATTAAATCCAGATGGTCGATTTAACACCTGCGTTGAATCTTTTTTATATGAACTTGCTAATATTTTTAATGGGGAATTAATATTATCTGGATCTGAGTATCCAAAAGGTCCGTAAATCGGATTTCCGTCATATGCCCACCCAATAATTGGTGAGTGACCAGTTATTTTATCAAACTCTCCATTCGTTTTTTCATCAAATGTGTTTTCAAGTTCGATAGCAGTAGATTGTGAGTATCCTAAAATTCCAAATGTTAATGATGTTTCTCTTGAGGTTAGATTTTTATCACCAAATCTAGCTGTATTATTAATTGTTAAGTCTCTAACTCTAGCAGCGAATAATCCATTTTTTCCTCTTGCAGTTGCAAGCACCTCTGTAGTCAAGTTACTGTACCCTATACCAGAGTTAATAACGATTGTATCTGTTAATACTCCATTATTAATAACAGGTCTTATAATCGCTCCTGACCCTGTACCAGTGGATATCACGTTTATTTCTGGTAAAGAATTATATTGACTTCCTTGATTGACTACTATAACATCTTCAATTTTTCCATTAGTAATTATTGGTTTTAATTCTGCATTTTTACCATTCTCGATTGTAATTTTTGGTTGTACTTGGTGATTTAATATAGTTGAACCATAATCAGTTCCCTTTTCATACAAGTAAGCACCTGTGAAATTACCAGTTATTACAGGGGTAAAATTAATTGTACCTGTAACTGTAGAACCATAAGACACTTCTACATTAACTTTTATTTCTGGATAAGTAAATATTTGATATCCAGTCCCTGTTGATAGTAGATTTACAAATTTTCCTCTATCAAAATTAGTCTTATTAGTGGCACCAACTCCTGCATTCGCTAGTCTAAATGAATTATCATCTAATTTGATTACATAATAAGAAGTTGTGGTTGATAGACCTTGAATCGCTGTTGTTTCAGCGGAGTATTTAATAATATCCCCATTAGAAAATCCATGATTAACAAAATTAATTGTATCAAAAGAGGACGATATACCCGCAGGTTCTACTCTTAATTTACGATGTTGATATCCAGATCCTCCACTTAATACTCTAACATCAAGTAATGTATTTTTTGATTCTGTTCTAAACTTGTGAATACCACTTGCACTAGTATCTGTTGCAAATCCAACTGTATTAATACCAGCGATTCCAGCAAGAGAATCTGCTTTATTATTAAATATTCTTACTGTTGTAGGATTAACAACTCTCACAAAGTAAGGATCTCCATCTGATAATGTTCCTGTAATTGTATTCGTTGAATCATACGCACCACCAATACCAATTGATGGATTTCCCTCATTTCTATAGAAAACTTTTTGTCCGTTTTCTAAATTATGTGCAGATTTGAATGTTATTGTTTCATCATCTATATCAATTCCACCATTGAAAAATAAATTTCGACTATCAAACGATATATCTCTAAATCTTGCTCCTAAAACTGGTTCTAATAAACAACCGTTACCATTACCACCTGTTAATGAAATACTAGTCACTGCCTCAATATCAAAATCTTGAGGATCAACAAATACTTTTTTAACACTACCAGTTAATATTGGTTCTACTAATGCTGTTGTTCCTGCTCCAGTTTCTACTGTAATAATAGGTGGATTAATTATATCATACTCTTCACCTTCATTTAATAACTGAATTTCTTCTAAAGAACCATAATATATTCTATCATCTGATATTGGTGAGTGGATTTGTACTCCATCCTTTAATATTCCAATATCATTTGTAGGTTTATCATGATTCGATGATATGAATAAGTTTTGTCTGAGAGAAATTTTTCGTAAAACTTTATCAGCTTCAAGTTTTTTATTTGCATGTCTTTGTAAAATAAAATTATGATCACCAGTGGAAGTAGAACCTATACCAACTTTAACAGTGCTTGCAGTTCCAATCTGACTTCTTGAGTTATATAACGCAATTCTTGATATAGTTACATTCGGTGCCTCTGGTTGTGGATCAACATAATAAACTCTACCAGAGGATAAACCTACTATCTCCTCCTCAGTTGGTTGATAAATTATAGCATCACCCTGAATTAATTTGATATCAGTATTTGTAGATGGTGAAAATCTAATAAAATTATATAAATTTGTTTGTGTTCCATCTTGCCCATCAAAGTTACTAACATCAGACGCACCTGTAATAGTTTCCTTTATTATATCAATATCAATATCGTAACTTGGTAGAGAGTTAGATGCAACGTACCCATCAATGGAACCATCAGTATAAACATTCAATACATCAGATATTAATGTATCATTACCATCTTTGATTGCAATACCTGTGCTATTCGCTTTTTGGATAACTCTACGAATATCATAGTTTTCAATTGATTGAAATGGAATTGTTAGGTTTTGATTCTCAACATCAATTGTGTTTAATGTTTCATTGATACTTTTAACGTTAAATGTTCCAATTATGACCTGTTCATTCCTTTTTAATATCTCAAATTGATCACCAACTTTTAATGAAGATTTATCAATTGGTGTTTTTAATATGTAAGGACCTTGTCCTTCAACTTGAAATCTTGAACTCGTATTATATTTCCAAGAATTTACGAAAACTTGTTTATATGTATCAGTCCCAACATCTATTTTTTCACCAACATTCTTAACGAATAATTTTTCACCTTCATTTATAAGATTGAAATCATTTACTGGGATTAATTCTGACAACACACCAGTGATTCTTAAATCAATACGTTTTGATAAATCACCATTTTCATATCCAAATATTGATTCATTTGATCTTATATCATCAGCAGTATTAATTCCTACATTTACTCCACTACATCCAAAAAATTGATTGATTGTCTTAGATGTATAATCTATGGTATTTGTACCACTTATTATTGTTCCAGTAGTTCCAAATCCAACTGTAGAATCAACAGAAATAACTGTGCCATTTATTTGAGTGTTACCTAGAGATTTTGTTTTACCAGGTATTGTGAATACACCCTCAATTAAATCACGGTCATTATATCCTACAAAAAGTGATAATTTATAATATGTTTTACCATCTCTTGTAAATATTTCAACTTCTGAAACTGATGCACTGGTATTTAAATCATTCGACTTGAATATTGTTTGTCCTACTAGATTTTGAGGTTCGCCATCAGTAGTAATTAAATCAACAACTATAACTTCTCTTCTTATAAATTCTGAACTTGATGGTTTTATAAGATTATTTTCTAGATCTAATATTTTTGATTCGACACCATATAATACTTTTAATAATATTCTTATTGACTCCTCAATACCTTTTGATTGATAGAATGAACGAGCAAACTT